TGCTAGTGAATTACGCAACCATGTGACTGATCCCTTTGCATATCCTGCTTTAAGGGCTGCATCGGTTACATTTCCACCATTATCGAAGAGGTTTTCAAGAAACTGCTCTTGTTGTGGTGTTATTTCACGTTCTTTTTTTGGTTGTTTGGCTAATAGGTTTGTCACAAGTATATGCTCTTGGTTGCATGTGAGGTCTATATTCAGGCATTTCAGTAATTATTTCGTAAACACGAGCTAAACATTGATCGTGGGTCTTGTATGGCCCTCTCACGTCTCTTAAATGTTCACAATATTGTGGTATTTGTGGCATACCCCACAAACAAGCTAATACAATTGCTTCAAACATGTCCTATCTTACCTGAAATACAACGAATGATCAATCAAAAAAGCCAAATACACGTTAAAATACAGTAAATACTTGGTTGCATGTGCTTTTATTGAGTATTCGTTACTTTTATAATAGGAATATACAGATAAATAGTCAAGTGATAAATTATTTTATTGACAAAACGTAAATCTGACTATACAATCGGAGTGTAACCCTCCGGGAAATACACCATACCCCCAAAATAACTGTTCTTAGTATAGGGAGAGGACTGCCCTGCAACGTTAACTATATAGGTTATCCCAATACGTTGCACCATAATGTGTACAAGTAACTAATTTATACAAAAATATGTCTAGATTGCATGCAAGTACTGGTACACCCCTAGTGGCTCTTACCCACCCCTATAGCAATATTTTTACGCAAATCTTTCAATGATAGTTGACGACCAAGGCAGACAACGAAAAACGCCAGAATTATAAAATGTCTACATCAAATAGATGTTATTGCGTCTTACATGAGATTATTTTTTTACTTCTATTGACATTTAATTATACAACTAATTCTAAAAGGTATCTTTTTGATGTTCACATTGCGTGTATTTACTCGTACAGAGAATAAAAGAATAATCATTTAATATTAATCATTTAAGTATTTATTAAAGGTATACGCAAAGAAAAACCCCCTTAACTAATGTTAAGAGGGCTATTTGGAGGATTAACGATTGAACGTTAATACTATTATTGCACTAAATCAGTATTTAATGCAACAAGTTTATATTCACCAGACTTAATTTTTTTTCTGGTTTCGTGGATATCTTCACCAAGAAATACATTTCTATATCTTCCAGTTGTGCTTGAATAATCCCAATATTCTTTGTCAAGATATATTTGATAAGTGTCCCCATCGTCAACCTTAGTTGCAACAATTGAATTGTATGATTGAAAGATAGTTCTTTTTAAATAGTCCGATACTTCAGTAATTACGAATTGATTTACTACTGGTTTACCTTGCCTATTTTCCATATTTTTTACTTTAATCATTTTCATTATTTAACCCCTTCTTTCTTTTTAGATAAAGCAATTAACTCTTCTAAATCGTATTGATGGTGTTCTTTAGCCATAACAACCCTAGAATTATCCTTAAAGAAATAATAACGACCATGATTTAAATCATCTTTTAATAACTTAGCATCTTTTTTGGATACGGTATTTGCTAACTTATTTTTTAATATTTCAACTATTTGATCGCTAGTAGTATTAATTGAAATAGTACCAAGATGATCGTTATTTTCATCGTACATACGAATATAAAAACAACCAAAATCACCAAATAAAACGTATTGCATTGTGATACGTTGCCCACCAATTCGGCTAACTTTAAAATCATTTTCTTTTAGATATTCGTTTTTATATAAAGTTATTGAAGTTTGATATTTTCCAAACATGTTTATTTTCTCCTATGAAAAAAGGCTAGATTAATTTCTAACCTAGCCTTATTAAATATTATTATTTTTATTTGGTCAAATACTTTTTTTTAAACAAATTCTCTTAAAACATATTTTTTATTTATAAAATATCTGTCCAGAAAAGTATTATATAAAACAACTCCTTCATTCATTAATACTTCAAGCCAGTCATTAACAACGCCTTTTCTAAAGCCAGTACGTCTGACAATTGAATTGACTTTTAAGCCATATGAAGCTTGTGACAATACAAAAAATATAAGCCTTTTGTCAGTATTTATTAAACCAATTGCTTGATAATGTGACCAAGCTTGACGTAATGACTTAGCCATATCAAATATTCTGACACGACTACGACTAGATTTACCGTATTTCTTAATTGCATTCTCGCTAACTATTTCAATACCTTCGATAATATCGGATATTTTTCTAACCGTACTCATTTCATCTGGCTCATTCTGAGATTAGTTATTCTATCAGCAATGACAATGCCATTACAAGTATCGCAACAACGACCGTCAGCTAAAGGTAAAGCATTATTGCCTTCGTACCAATAGACATCTTCATTAGGATTGTCTAAAGCTTTTCCCAAATATTTAGGTTGAATAGTCTGGTTACAAACCACACATATTACAAGTTTTGATTTATCTATAGTCATATTTTTCCTTCCTATTTAAAATGAAAATATTAAAGATAAAATGACGACAATAAAAAATATTATCGCCACTTTGTAAATTGTTGAAATAAAATCTTGCATTAGGCTACTTCCAATTCTTTCCAAGCATCACATTCGATAACGTCTCTTACTTCATCGTTACGTGTTCTTTGTACAGATGGAACATCAGCCGTTGATTTACCAGATCTAATTTTTTGTAACTTCATCTGTTTAGTTTCTGGATCATAAACTTCTCTTTCGATAGTTTCATCAGTATGAGTTGCCCAATGTGTCAAAGCATTATATCCTGCCCACATTGTTAAACCTAAATCTGGTGTTTCTTTTTCAAACCTATCCAGTAAATAATTTAACTTAGTTTCATTAACTGGATTAACTAGATTTGCTTTCGCAGATTTAGAATTCTTTTTACAAATAGTCTGTTTAAGAATTTCACCAAATTGATCGATATTCATTCGTGAAGCGTTCCATTTAGTCATTTGTTCTGACTGGCTAGTCCAATGTTCTAATCCAATTTGTGCTTTAGTCATCATTGCCGTTGTAGATAAATTACGAGTATGTTTCGCAACTTGATGGTAAGCTTTTTGACCACCAAACACCATAGTATTCTGGCAAAGATTACGATATGCACCAGAAAAAACTTGGAATGACCAAGACATATCACAACTGTTATAGATATCTATCCTAGATAAAACTTTGTCTTTCTGATTAGCTATTTGTTTTTCTAGATCATGGAAAAATATAGTTCGATGTGCTTGCAAGCCACCTTTAAAAAGTTTATCAACTACCGTGATATTATCTAAAGGTAAATCTGATTGTGATAATATCTTAGCTTGTTCATTAAACAATTCATGGTGAGGTACTAACTGATATGTTGAACTAACTGGTCTAGTTGGTAACAACTGATCTGTTGCAGAATTGTACAAACCAAAATAGCTATCTAACTTTTTAGTTTCTAAAACTTCAGCTTGATCGTATTCTGTTTTGATAGCAACTGGAATTTCAGCCAGTAAGTTAACCTTTTTAATTTTACTGTTCTGTTCATAAAAAGATATATCTCTATAATCTCTATGAGTTGAAACAGTATTATTGTTTGTATCTAATCTAGATAATTCATTCATAATTTTTTCTCCTATGTTTAATTAATGAAATGAAATTTTACTTTAAACTATCTAGATTAAATAGCAATACCTTTATCAATTATTTTATTTTTACTATCTATGATTTTTCTTTTTTTATTTAAAAATGTTTGATCGACCTTGCTATGCCCAGAAAAATCTTTAAGTGCTTTCTCAATATTGGAAGCAATTAAATAGTTAGTGTCACTTGGTTTGTCATTGATAGTGTCGACCAGTTTGTCAATGTCTGCGTGCATAACTGGTTTACCGTTTTCTATGTAAATCCAAACTCGACCGATCCAATGTTTGTCAACTGGTAGCCATCTACGTTTACCGTTTACTATTCTTTCATAATGGAAGCAATCCATCGTATATGGATCATA